ACGTTCAGCTGCATCTTCTTTTTCTTTTGTTTGTTTGCCGATGATTACAGTTTTAACTGGGCCAGCTGCAGGGAATGTTTCCATCATAGTTTCAGCTTGGAACTTCACAAGCGCTTCTGTCATAAGAGGGTGATATACATTACATGCACCTGGCCATGGTTCTGTTCTTTCTTCTACTTTAAGACCTAATAATTCTAAGCCATCTACATAAGTAGTTAACCAATCTTTTCTTGAATTAATATCTGCATCATATTCACCAAGCAAATCACCTGACAACTCTGTCAACTGACCTTCATCCATATTTTCAGCTAAATTAGCATTGAACTCATCATTATCTTCTTTGCCGGGAATAATAGTAATTTCCATGCTACCGTCATCAAGCGTAACACTTTCTGGATTTTCAATCTCAATACTTAGCGCAGGGGTTTCTGGATTTTGTGGATCTTGATCTAATCCCATCGGAGCTTGGTATACACTTTTATCTACGTTAATTGCCATATTTTATCCTTATATTGCATATAATCTGTTTTTGGAACTTCTAAATCCTGGTATATCATCAAGTTCATCATTAGGTAATCTAATAAAACCACCTTGTCTGAACCTAATTAACGCTAGTGTTGTGCTATCTACCAAGTCATCATTGGCGCCACTAGGAAAATCATTACATTCTTCTATGACTTCTTTAGCCCATCGTCGATCAGGTGCCCAAACTATACCACTTCTGAATAAATCTGATACTGCATTGACTCGACTAATCTTATCTTGTCCTTTACCTGGTGTAAATTCACCTACAGGAATACCCATACGCCTAAATTCTTGGTATAGTGCGGCTCCATTAGATTTTTTTTCGACTAAAAACGAATCAGGTTCCCATTCTTTATACTCTTCTAGACAAAGTTCTTTTAATTCTGGAAACTCTAGTCGTTGTTTGATGCTATTTAACAGTATTATATTATAGTTATTAGATTCTTCGTTAAAAAAGACGCCCCAAGTGGTGAGCGCATTATAGTCCGCTCTAGTATTCGCCTCCTGGGCAGCATCTAAACTCATAATTGTAAATTCACAATCGGGTGGATCATCATTCTCCCATATATTCCACCATTCTCTTTTTATTAGTGCGCCTTCTTCTGAAACTGGATTTTGTAAATACTGTGAGTTCCAATATCTTACGTCTAATGCAGCTTTTTTACTAAGTAATTCTTCTAAACTCCAAAACTCAGGCCATAAAGGCATTTCTTTACCATTTTTATCTTCAATAATTGCAGGGAACTCAACTACTTCCCACTGATCTACTGCATCATTCTTAATCATCTGGTTCACAATCTGACCTGTTAGATCAAGTTTAGACCAGCGTGTCATCACTACAATAATCGCACCACCCGGCATAAGACGTTGTAATGGGCCAGACTGAAACCACTCCCAAGCAGGCAGAAAAACATCCGATCTACCCAACTTGGCGTCTTGCTCGGAATGTGGATCATCAATGATAAACAAATCAGCCCCGCGACCAGCGAGGGCACCACCAACACCAATAGCGAAATACTCTCCATTATAATTTGTTCCCCATCTTGATGCCGACTTACTATCAGCCTGTAACTCTACCGTCGGAAATATATCCTTATACGCATCTGAGCCCACCAAATTACGGACACGACGACCAAAACCAACTGCCAGATCAGCTGTGTGAGACGCCATAATAATCTTTTTGTTAGGAAATTTACCGAGGAACCATGCTGGCGCAAGATATGAGATAAGCTCTGATTTACCATGTCTCGGCGCAATATTAACGATAACTCTTTTTTTCTTTCCTGCAGCAATATCTTCAAATATCTTAGCCAACCTAGCATGATGTGCTCCTACCATATACCCTGGGTATACATGTTGTATAAATTCTAAAAAACTAGTACTTCCTACATCTTGGACTATCTTACCGCTCGTAGCTTCCACCAACCCATCAACTAGTTCAGCCTCTTTATCTTCTAGATGTTTCTTGTTAGCAACTAAAAAATTAATCAGTGATAGTATTCTTTTCTCTTGTTCCTTTTTAACATCACTCATTTTTTACTATTTCTGCATCAATGATCTCAGGCTCTTTATCTTCTAATCTTTTTTGTAATTTATTTACAAGTGTTTTAAGTCTATCTTCTATGTCATCCATCGACATATTTTTATGAACCACTTCAGTATGTTTTTTAAATGCATCGACTCCATCTACCTCCCCAATTGCACGTAGTGCTGTAATCCGTTCTTTGGATTTATCTGACATGGTTGCTTCTTTAATAAGCCCATTAACCACAAATTTCTTTAAGTCTTTTAAATCATCTACTATATCTTCTGCACCTAACTCGGCCACCATACCTGCTAACGATGCTAACACGGTACTTTTATATTTTCTTAACTGCAATTTATTATTTGGGTGCTTTACTATAGTCTCACCTAGAATTTTTGCTTCATTAAGGTCCTCTTGCGTAACTTCAATTGGCTCTCCAGTTAAGTCTGAAAGTAGTTTAATGGTATTAGCCACCATTTCTAGCTCTTGTTCATTATTTAATTCAGGTAAAGCTTCTCTTGCATTCTTAGGAATAGGTATATTTTCATCTACATTGGGGTACATGACTACAGGTTTAGAGTCAAGTTGTTGATTTTCTTGCGTATTTTGTGTTTGCATGGGTTGCTGTATCACCTATGATATTATTTTTGCAGCTATTTTTTAATTTTAACCTACTTTGTCATTAAGTCGCAACCTTTTTTAGTATAATACCTTAATGAAAACTACGTTAACTAAGAAGAACTTAGAGATACTTTACAACATGGCCTGCCAAATGGCGCCTTTCAACACTCTTCCTATGCCTAAGTCTGATAAAGTTAAGTTCCGTGTTATTAAAAATCCTACTATATATGGTTGCTTTGATGAAGTTGATATGGCCATTGAAATAAGTTCTGGTTCTTGTGGTCATTTCATCACTATTTTCCAAACCCTCCTCCATGAAATGGTTCACTTAGCTCTCTACGTTCGAGGCGATGATGACTTTGATCAGCACGGGGCTAAATTCCTACGTATTAAAGACGTCTACTCCGAGTTATACAACTTCGACCCTAAAGCAATCTAGCCCTAACTTTTGAATTTTTTTGTAAAAATTTTTTAATATGTCAAGTTATATTAGTGACGGGGGGGTTTTGGAAAATGAGTTGTTATTTGTGTAAATCTTAGAGAGATACACGGCGCATGGGACCCAAAGCGTTTTGAGGGGGTGGGGTATAGGTGGGGTCGTAACTTTACATATCTTTCAGCCTATGAGATAAAGTATCTAACAAAGCAATCAAGCTTTGTATTAACCAGGAGATATGTATGCGTTCATTGATTAGATTCTTAGAAGGTTTAGTAATGTTAATGGTTGGTGGTATTGCATTGTTTTATCTACACCTACCAACAGGTGCAGCATTGTGTGTAGTAGCTGCATGTATGTACTTTTATCTATCACTAACAGAGGAGAACTAAGATGTATACAACACAACTAGATTTATTCCCTACAACATTAGGGCAAGCAAGACATAACAAGCTCGTTGACTTCCTAGGTTTAATGGAGGATGACTTATGGAACAACTCAGATGTAACAGAGCCGTCGTTTGATATAGCTTATGAAATCATTAATGAGGTAAGAAGGAGAATGTTAGAAGGTAAGATAGTAGAGAAGTTGTAGCATACGGAGGGCTTCGGCCCTCCCTTTTTTTGGCCTAGCGATTTGAAACCAGTTATGTGTCGTCGCGGTAGAATCGAGCGCGATTGCGTGGTCGTTATTTAGTCATTCACTAGGCCCTGAAACTTTACATATCCTGTCAGCTATGAGATAAAGTATTCACGCGCTGGGCGTTTCCCAGTATTTAAATGGAGTATGTATGAAATCTTTAAACATGAAACAGATTGGTTATCAACAAGCATCATTTGCGGATAGTATCAAAGGCATAGCTCGTTCAGTTTACGAGGGTTATCCAAACTTTGATGAGGAAGTAAGTGATGAAGTTAAGGCCGAACTCAACGCGGGTTATCAGTTAAGAATCGCGGAAAATCAACCCAAACTCAAACAGCACTATGTTATTGAATCGGGTAATTATCTACCTGTTGATGAAGTGGCTTTTAATAAGTTTGAGGGCGCAAAGTATATTCGCTCAGTAGATAACATTATGAGCTATACGCCTCAAGCGTTTGGTGCTTTACGTCAATCAAACCCTCAGTTACATGCTGTCTTAAAAGAATCGCGTGACGCTATAAGTAAGTATTGCTCAAATACTCTTAACGCTCTTAAAAAAGCGGTGCGTGAAATTAAGAATGAGGGTAAACCACGTGAAAGGGGCGCAACGTTATCATTCGCGCAAACTGTAAAAGAAACCCTTGATGGCCTTAAGAAAAAATGCGCCAATGCAAAGGCGCGTGTAGATGAAACGGCTGATGAGAAAAAATTGATTCTAGCAATATCAGAATTCAATCGTAAATGGTTAGCTAAGTAATAAACTAGGGAGCCTTCGGGTTCCCTTTTTTTTGGGCCTAATTTTTGAAACCAGTTACATAGCGCGCGCGTTCTCGTAGTATGCGTAGCTTGGACGCTCCGTTAGATTGTATCTCTACCCAATTGAAACCAGTTATGTGTCGTCGACGTCGTTTGCGTGTGGTCACTGAGTTATGACCTAGAAGTTTATTTAGCCATTCACGTTGTGGTGAATTTGTTTATTCCGTGATACATGGTGAGAGATATACTTGGTTGATACTTGGTCTATCATTGGGTGGTTTCTAAACTGATGGGTGCTGTGTTCTTGACATATGTTCTCCGTGTTCTTAATTTGTGCGTTGTAAGTGCTTGATTATCCACGTGTTCTGTTTGTTCTTGGTTTTTTAAGGTATACATGGGTTTTGAACTTTGTAAGAGCAAGAGGTCTCTTTTCGCAGTGCAATTTACTTCATTATTAAAAAAATCCGTCTCGGGGACACCTACTATAAAAAAGTCAGAACAAACAGAACAAGCACTAACTATACATAATAATAATATAATAAAATATTTAATAAAAACAATAAGATACAAGGCAAAAAAGCACTCAAAAACAAGGCTAAATTTGTTCTTATAAGTCAAGTTACATTTAGAACAAGCAAGAACACAGAGAACACGTAAAACTAAAAAAGTTATGTCAAGTTGTATGATTATATGTCAAGTAGTGTTATAATGGGTTATATGTGGGGAGAGAATGTAACACCTGACAGTAAACCTAGCCTCGCATAAATAACACAATTCACGTGATAGTGAACGACAAACTAACAAAGGAGATACATGATGAACTTTACAGACCATCGCAAGAACAAAAAGCTACAAGAGTATATGACAAGATACAACCGAGAAGTAGAGATGAGTGAATACGTAACCATACCAAAGAGCAGACTTCGTAGACTTATTATCACCGAGGTTCTAACGTGGGGTATTGCAGGGTTCATTTTGATTATATCGTTACTTCACTAAGCAAAGCGTAAAACAAAGACAAACTAGGCAATTTATAGGGAGGTTAGCATGGAATATAAAAACTTATGTGTTAAAT